GGAACTGAGGCAAGTAGAAAATACCCTATGAGTAATTATAATTGCTTTACCCGTGATACTGAATTTGTTACTGATAAAGGTATTAAGTCTTTTGAAGACTTTGAAGATGGAGAAAAAGTAAACATACTTGATGGTTACAGTTCATTCACAGAAGCAGAAGTGAAGAACTTTGGAGAGAAAGATATATATGAACTAGTTGTTAATAAAGGGCGTAGTGAAAAAACTTATAAAGTTACTGACGACCATATTTGGTTTGTTAGAGAAACACCGAATGAAAAAAGATATAAAGAAGTTCAAACTAAAGATTTAAGTATTGGAGATATACTCCGTAGTAGTCATTACGGTAACTTTAGTAAAGGAGATATTGAGAACACATGGAAAGTTAAAAGTGTATGCAGTTTAAATCGAAAAGAAGAAACTTGGTGTGTGACTAACTCTAGAACTGATTCATTTACCTTAGACACAGGAATCCATACTCATAATTGTGCGTTTACTGTTATAGATAATTTTAAAGCTTATGAAGATTTATTTTATCTGCTTCTTATTGGAGCTGGGGTCGGAGTTAGAGTACTTCCAGAAGACGTTGAAAAACTACCTCCAGCTAGGACAGAGATTAAAGTTAAGCATGAGTACTATACTCCCGCCCATAAATCAGAGAGAGACGAATTTTCTCATTATGAATTTAATGATAATAATTCTGCTATTCGTATTTATGTCGGGGATTCAAAAGAAGCGTGGGTGCAAGCTTTAAAGATTTACTTTGAAGTAATAACCCGTCACGAGTATGAAACAGTTAATGAAATTTATTTCAATTATGATTCCGTTCGCCCAAAAGGGGAGAGACTTAAGACTTTCGGTGGTACTGCTTCTGGGCACCAGAGTATTAAGAAAATGTTCGATAAGTTAGATTCAATACTAGAGCTCAAGCAAGAAGAGAAAGTTAATCTAGAGCCTTTAGATTGTTTAGATATAGCTAATATAATAGGGGAGAATGTTGTTAGCGGTGGAGTTAGAAGGACTTCCGAAGTTGGTTTATTTGACGTTAACGATGAAGACGTAAAAACAGCTAAAAATGACCTTTATACGCAAGAGAGTGGAGAATGGGTTATTGATGAAGAAATTTCCCACCGTCAAATGAGCAACAACAGTATTTATTATGAAGAAAAACCTTCCAGAGAACAGCTTCATTGGCACGTTGAGCAAATGCGTTATTCTGGAGAGCCTGGATTCGCTAACGCTGAAGTTGGTCGCGCTAGAAGAGAGAACTTTAAAGGAGCTAACCCTTGTATGGAAATACTTTTAGATAGTAATGGAGTGTGTAATTTAGTTTCTCTGAATGTATTCTCCTTTATTGAAGATGGGGAATTAAATAAAGAGAAAATGTTTGAAGCACAAAAGTTAAATGCACGTTCTGCTTATAGAATGGCACTTGTTGATTTTGAGCTTCCTGCTTGGGACTATGTTAATAAGAGAGACAGACTTATTGGTTTATCCTTAACGGGTTGGCAAGATATGAAGAATGCTCTAGATTTAAGTAAAGAAGAAGAAGCTGAGATTTTAAGAGAGCTTAGAAAAGTTGCGCGAAAAGGTGCTGAAGAAATAGCTAATGAAATGAATGATGTAGTACCTGAGTTAGTAACTACTGTTAAGCCAGAAGGTACACAGACACAAATGCCTACTGTTTCTAGTGGTTTACACTATTCACACAGCCCTTATTATATTCGCCGTGTAAGAATAAATGCAGACGACCATTTAGTGAGTGTTGCTGAAGATTTAGATTGGAATGTTAAAAATGAAGTAGGTCAAGAAGGAGACGACTTAACTACTAAAGTTATAGAATTTCCTGTAAAAGCGCCGAAAGGTAAAGTTAAGGGAGACGTATCAGCTTTAGAGCAATTAGATACTTATAAAATGTTCATGCAAGAATATGTAGACCATAACGCTTCCATTACAGTACATGTAAGAGAAGACGAATGGGACGATGTTGAACAATGGTTATGGGATAATTGGGAATACGTGTTTGGAGTTTCCTTCCTTCCTTATAGTGACAGTTTCTACGACTTAATGCCTTATGAAGAATGCTCTAAAGAAGAATATGAAGAATTAGCCGAGAAGATGAATACCTTTAAACCTTCTTTAGTAAATAAATACGAAAAAGCGCACCAAAAAGAAAGAGAATTAGATAATGATGGGTGCGAAGAGGGAGTGTGCCCTGTACGGTGATGTTTAAACTAACAGAAGATAAAGAGTTGTTAGAGACACTGAGACAAGGGTTAAAGAGAAAAGACGGGTATTGTCCTTGTAAGTTTGAGATTAGCGACGATACTATCTGCCCTTGTACTGAATTTATTAAAACTAGAGACTGTCATTGTGGTTTATTTGTGAAAATAGAAAATGAAGAAAATAAAAAACGATTAAAGGAGACTAAATAATGCTGAAAGTACAGAAGTTACACGAAGATGCAATTATTCCGACAAAGAAAGAAGAAGACGCGGGGTTTGATATTTACCCTGCTTTTGATGAAGAAGAGTTAGCTATCCAACCTCTAGAGACAGTAATGATTCCTACAGGTATTGCTACTGCTTTTGATATTGGTAAAGTTGCTTTATTGCGCGAAAGAGGTAGTACTGGTACTTTAGCTATGTCCCTGAAAGCTGGGGTAGTAGATAGCGGGTATAGAGGAGAATGGTTTATTGCAATTAACAATACTTCTCGGAAAATCATTGTTATTAGTAAAGAGGTTAGTAGCCCTTTTGAGAGCGGAGAATATCAGTTCTATCCTTATAGAAAAGCCATCGCACAGTTTAGCTTAATTGACGCTTATCACGCTGAAGCAGAAGAAGTAGAAGATATTACTCAGTTTGATAGCGAAAGAGGAGAAGATATGCTTGGAGCGAGCGGTAAATAACTAAATGAGGTGAATTAATGAAAGTCGTAATAGACAAGATTAGTTTAATGACCTGTTGTTTCCGTCCCAGTAGCATTAGAAATGCTGTCGATAAAGCGCTAGAAGAAGCAGGATTTAAAGAGAAATATTACGACCCAAAGATAGAGAACGAAGTATTTGTAGTAGAAGATATGCCTAAAGACCCGTTGATAGTTGACGTAGAATTTAAAGAGTTATAGTTAGTTTTACTAAGTTTTAGCTGAATAGGGTTTATAAAACTTAATAGTTACGTTATAATTAGGGTAGAGATTCTTTTAACGAGAGTCTCTACCCTTTTTGTGTTTGTTTAGAGAGGAGGTAATTGATATCGAATTTATTGAAGAAGAAATAAGATATTCTAAACTAACAGATGGAGAGGCTAAAAGTAAAGTCGAAAAAGTTTTAGACCATTTAAACGTTAATGTTTATGCTTCAGGTAAGATAAAAACTAAAGTTATGATTGAGAAGATATTTCAATTCTGTGAGCTTTATTCAGGTATAGAGTTCTTTCCTTATCAAGAGCAGTTTTCTAAACGAGTTATTCGAAGTGTTTTAGAGAATGATGGGGCTGAGTTAACAGCTTTATTTTCGCGCCAGTCAGGTAAGTCAGAGACTATAGCTACTACTGTTGGTGGAATGATGATTATTCTACCGAAGTTAGCAAATATGCCTATGTTTAAGGGAGACAAGAGATTTGAAATGTATTCTGACGGTATGTGGACTGGTATTTTCGCGCCGGGGCAGAGACAGGCAAAAGTAACATTTAATAGAATGAAGTCCCGTCTACAATGTAAGAGAGCAATAGCAGTACTTAGAGATAAAGACTTTAAATTAGAATTTAGCACGAGTAACGGTCAGACTGTTGCTTTGACTAATGGTAGTTACGCTACCGCTATTTCAGCTTCTGACACGAGTAACATTGAGGGAGAATCGTTTAAATTTATTATCTGTGAAGAAGCTCAAGATATATCAGACTTTAAAGTGCGTAAATCTATCCACCCGATGGGGTCTGCTTATAACTCTACAATAGTTAAAGTTGGTACACCGACTACTCATAAAGGAGACTTTTATGAAGCTATTCATAGAAATAAGAGAGATTATAATGATAATCATATAGCTTATAAGAATCACTTTGAGTATGATTGGGAGATTGCCGCAAAGTATAATGATAAGTACAGAAAGTACGTTAATAAAGAAAAACGCAGACTTGGAGAAAACTCAGATGAATTTAGAATGAGTTATTGCCTTGATTGGGTATTAGAGCGAGGAATGTTTATTAAACTTGGCTCATTCGAAAGACGTAATGGATTGAAGAGCGCTGAAAGAAGAAGTAAAGGTAAACAGAAGAAGTATACTGCTGGTATTGATTTAGCTAAGAGTGCCGATAGTACAGTCGTTACAATAGTAGAAGTTGATTGGGAAAATCCTGTTATTATTGAAGGGGAAGATGAGAGAGGTGACGCTGGTTATACTGCTTATGAAACTGTGATTGTTGATTGGAGAGAAGTCAATCATGATAACTACAATGTTCAGTTTGACGAGATAATTAGCTATTTACATCAGTTTAATATAGGTAGAATAGTAATAGACTCTACTGCTGAGGGAAGCTTCGCAGACCGTCTTCAAGCTAACGTAGACTGTGAAGTAGTGCCTTATAAGTTTACGCGCAAGTCAAAGAGTGAATTATACAAGCATTTAGATAGTGAGATTAAGTCAGGAAGAGCTAAATACCCTAGTAGTGAGAATACTCAAGAGACTAGAGAGTATGAGTTATTTTTACAGCAGATGGCAGATTTAAGAAAAGAGTACAAAGGTCAGTATTTAACTGTTTCCCACCCCAGTAAGAGAGGTGCTAGAGATGATTATCCTGACAGTTGGGCTTTAGCTGTTTGGGCTTCAAAAGTAGAAGCAGATAGTTATGAGATAGAAGTAGGGAACGAAAACCCGTTCTTTTCTAAGAATGATAAGAAAGTCAACAAAGTATACAGAAGCAGAAATAGTATTACTGCGAGAAGGAGGTAGTTTATGGAATTTTCAAGACGATATCAACAGAGTCATAATTCTTTAGAGACTTTATTATTAGCTATTGATAATGATTTGACTACTAAAGAAAGTAAGAGACTTAAGAAATTGAGACATAATTGGAATTTTTACGAAGGCTATCATTGGGAAGATATTCCACCACAAGATAAGCCAGAGGTAACAGAGAACTACTGTAGAGCGTTTGTTAATAAGTTTGTGTCTTTTGAGTTTGGTAAAGAATTTAATACTAAAGTTAAATCTGAGCTTGAAGACGTAACTATTAATGATAACGACGAAACTCTAGAGAGATTTTTGGAGAGAGTTTGGGACGAGAATAAGAAAGAATCTTTAGCTACAGAGATAGGGCAAGAGAAAGCTGTTACTGGAGACGCTTGGGTACACCTTAGATTTTATGAAGCAGAAGAATTAGAAGACCCTTTTGATTTATACCCTAATGGTAAAATTAGAATACAGGTAATGCCGTCTGTTATTGTATTCCCTAAATTTGACCCGCACGATAAAGATAAGTTAGAGGAAATGGTTATCAAATATCCTATTAGTAAGACGACTTCTTCACCTATTTTAAAGAAAGAGAAAATAGAGAAAGTAGTTTATAAGAAAGTTTGGACTAGAGATAAAATAACTACTTGGGAGGGAGACGAGAAAGTAGACGAAAAAGATAACCCTTATGGTTTTATTCCTTTTGTGCAAACAAAGAACTATCCTTTATCTGGGAGAGAGTACGGTGTCAGCGATTTAGAGGACATTATACCTTTAAATGTAGAAATCAATATGAAGAAATCAGATATTAGTGAGATTATTGATTATCACTCTGCTCCAGTCACAGTTGTTTTTGGCGCGAAGATAAGTAAACTTCAGAAGGGGGTAAATAAAGTTTGGGGAGGTCTCCCTACTGACGCTAACGTTAAGAATCTAGAGTTAAATAGTGATTTAAGTGCAAGTAATAAATATATTGATGGTATCAAAGAGTCAATGCACGAAGTTGGTAATATACCTCAAGGGAGTCTTGGAGGTAATAATAGTATCAGTAATACTTCTGGGGTCGCTTTACAGTTCGCTAACATGCCTATAATCGAAAGAGTGCGCGTAAAGAGAAACCAATCTAAGTTATCTTTAGAAGAAGTTAATAAAATAATTGTTTATATAGCAGAGTACCATAACTTAATTACTATTCCAGAAGGTATGAATAGAAAGTTATTTTATGATACTGAAATTAATATGCCTGAGACTCTACCTAAAGACGAGTTAATCGAGCTTCAGAAGATTCAGCAAGAAATGCAGATGGGTCTAGAAGATAGAGAAGGAGCTTTAGAGAGAACTGGTACTAAAGAGATTCAAGATAAGATAGCAAAGATAAAAGCCGATAGAGAAGAGAATCCTGATATTTATGGTATTGGCGAAGACAGTAAAGAGTTAAATAGCGGAATGACGAACGGTCAAACAGCCGTAGAGCAAGTAAGAAAAGAAGCAAATGGAAGCAATTCTAGTGAATAATCAAGAAAATAGTCAAATTTCTGAGTTAGACGGGTTTTATCGCTAGTAATACTATGTTATTATTAGTTTAGGATAGGAGTATCGTCTTCGATAAAATACTTTATTAGTTAAAGGAGGGTAACTTATGAAGAGGAAGCCACAAATGATGAAGAAGAAGTTAACTGACCCTTATATCGTTGGTGAGAAGGTTTCAAAGAAGCACGGAACAAAGAAAAAAGTGCAAAAAGGTTTTAACACTCGCAACAATATGTAAAATAGTTTTAGAACATTGACAAAATCTATAGGAGGTACAGATTATAATGGAAAAACAATTTGGTATTATCGCAAAAATAACTGATATGTTTACTAAGCTAACTTTGACTGCTTTTGCTGAAGAAGAGGGAGAAGAAGGAGAAACAGATGTTGACGATACAGGTGATGGAGATAATTCTCAAGACTCTGGCGACAACAGTAATGACTCTAGAAGCTCAATCAATTATGAAGACTTAATTGCAAAAGCGCGTAAAGAAGAAAAATCTAAACTCTACCCTAAAATTGAAAGATTAGAGAAGAAGATAGAAGAGTTGACAGAAAAGAATAACAAAAAAGTTCTGAAAGTAGAGGAGCTTAATGAGCAGATTGAGAGTCTAGAAAATGACCTTGAAACTGCAAAGGAAAAAGCTACTCAGTCAGACGATAAAAGAGTTCAAGACTTGCAATCCGAGATAGAGGAAAAAGAGTCTAAAATAGAGAGCCTTCAGAAACAAGTAGACGATATCGAGCCAGTTAATGAAGAAGAATTGCGCAAAGAAATTAGAGAAGAAGTCGAAAACGAATTTGAAGTAAAGCTCTATAAAGAACAGAAGATTAACGAAGCTGAAGGAGAAGTTATTCCTGAGCTAGTTATTGGAGAGACAAAAGAAGAGATTGACGAGACTTTCGAGAAAGCTCAAGAAAGATATAATGAAATTGTAGGGAATACTGGAAGAAGTAATAACAATAATCAGCGCAGAAGTGCTGACAATCCTTCCACAGATTCTACTGGAGAATTAGATTTAGCTAACGCTAACCCTAGAAATATGAGCGACGAAGACTACGCCGAGTTTAGAAAGAAAGTTGGACTTGGTACTAATAAAAGAGGTACGATGGGAAGGTAATTAAAAATACTTAACAAAAGAGGAGTGTAAATATAAATGAAGAAATTTTTATTAAGTTTATTTATGATTTTAGATGTATTTGCTGATACCACTACTGTAGACCAGAGTGGGACTTTGGGTGATGGTAGCACAGGTGTGAAGTTAGACGAAGCCGTACGTGATGTTTATTCACGTGAGATTGAGTATAAAGCTATGCCTAATATGAGATTTTTACAATTCGCCGAAGTAAAGACTGAGCTCGGTACAGAGCCTGGACTTACTATTAATATGATGACTTATGACAATCTTAGTATGGGTGGAGAGTTAACTGAAGGTACAGATATGGAGACACAGAGCTTATCCGCAAGCCAGAAGTCTATTCAAGTTGGCGAACGTGGTAATGCTGTTGCTGTTTCTGAATTAGCTCTACAGAGTTCTTTTGATGATTTAATGCAGAGAGCTACTGACCTTCTAGCACGTGACGTTGCTCTAGTACTAGATACTGAGCTAAGAGATACTGCTTTAGGTGTTTCTAATGTAGTTTACGCAAGAAGTAACGCTGATGGCTCTAAGCAGTCTGGTAGAGGAGACGTTTTAGAGAATGATGGTTTAACTGTTGCTGTTATTAAAGACGCTGTTGAGATTTTAGCTACTAACAACGCACCTAAGTTTGACGGTAACTATTATATTTCCTTTGTTCACCCACACCAGTCTAGAGATTTAAGAGACGACCCTGCTTGGATTGAAGCTTCTAAGTACGCTAACCCAGACCAGTTATTTACTGGCGAGATTGGTAGAATTGAGGACGTTAGATTCATTGAAACTACTTTAATGCCTAACGCGGACGCCCCTGAAGAAGACCCAGCTTATGACGCAAGTTTACTTGTTGACCCTGACTCTACTCCTGATAGCGGAGACGAATATTCTATTTACAAGTCTATCGTATTTGGAGAAAGTCTTTATGGTTATGCTGTAGGTCTTCCTGTAGAACTTCGTGACAACGGTGTTCAAGACTTTGGACGTAAGCATGGTCTTGCTTGGTATGCTATTTGGGGTGCTGGAATCCTTCACGAAAATAGAGGAGTAGTTGTTGAAACTGCATAAATCTACTAATAGGAGGTAGTGAAAGATGGATAAATTTACAACTGAAGAGGTGTATTATTTAATTAATCACCCTAAAGAGTTCAAGAATAAATTGAACGATATGGTAGACCAGATTAATACTAATACTGCTTAAGTAAAATAGAATAAAGAGGGTGGAGTTAATTCCGCCCTATTTTTATAAAAAATCAAGGAGGTAATTGATGTGGCTAAAAAAGAGAAAGTAGAATGTCAATATTGCGGTAAAGAGTATTCTCCGAGAGGAATCAAGACTCACGAGAACGCTTGCTCAGAAAACCCTGAGAATAAAGAAGAGTTTAATATTGTTAACGATGAAGAAGAAGAAGAAAAGAGCGAAGAGAAAAAAGATTTTGACTTAGTTAGTAAAGAGACTAAGGAAGCGATTGAGGAAGAAGAAGACGATGTTGAGATAGATAGTTCTGCTAACAATTCTCAGCCTTCAAGAGTAACTGTAAAGCTGAGACAAGACTTTAGATGTAACATTGGTGGAATGTGGTACGACTTTAAAGAAGATAAAAGATATACCGTTTCTCCTGATGTGAAGAGGATATTAAGCGAGAAAGATTTGCTAAAACCTCTTTAAAAAGTAAGGGGTGATTAATTTGTCTGAAGAAAAGATAGAATGCCAATACTGTGGAGAAGAGTTTTCTAAGCGCGGTATAAAGAATCACGAGAAATACTGCGAAGAGAATTTAGACGACGTGAAAAAAGAAGATGTTGTTATAACTCCAAAGAAGACATTAACTTTGAATGTTAAAGGAAGTCATTATAAATTATTTAGAGGAAGAGATAAGAAAGTTCCTGTCGAAGTTGCAGAAGCTTTAGAGAAAATAAATCTATGTTAGATAGGAGGTGCAGATAGTTGCCTACAAATTTAGTTGAATATCTAAGAAGAAGTTTAAGACTAGACAGCGCGATAGACGACGACCCAGCATATACAGTAGACGCGCAAGAAATGGAAAGTATATTAAATACTACTTTAGAGAATATAGACTCTAGTTACGGTATAGTCGATTATCCGAGCGAGATTCAGCCTGTCGTTATTCTTTTAGCTAAGAAAGAAGTTTATTGGAGACTAGCTACCGCTACTGCACCTTTATACCCTCTACAAGCTGAGGGAGCAGGTTTACAGCAAAACGTTAGATTCGACCATTATGTAACTTTAATTCAGAAAGTAGAAGAAGAGCTACAGACTAATTATAAGGGTTTATTGGAGAGCTTATCTTATCCCGATATTGCTAATAATATTGGAGACGTAGTAATTCCTGATAGATATTATACTCAGAGGAATTATAGTCTTGCGTCTGCGCCGAAAGCTGATTTAAAGATTGATACAATTTATTCAGATAAAGTTGAGGTAAGTTGGGATAAATTTGATGTTACTGACGAAGACGGAAAATTTGCTAATTATAATCTTTACTTATCAAAAGAGCCTGTCCTCGATTTTTACTCCGACAAGGTTATAGATACATCGAGCGCCAGAAAGATATTTATTAGTGATATCCATAGAACAAAGTATAGAGTTAAAGACTTAGAGTCTGATACGACTTATTACCTGACTTTAGAGATAAAGAATTTTAATACGTTATCGGGTTATAGTGAAACCACCTTTACTACTGAGGTGAGTTAAATGGAACAGAATCAGATAGACCAAATATCGAGTGCTTTTTTGAATGCTTATAAAGAGTTTTTTGGTATGGAGATACAGTATATACCGTTTGTTAGAGGTGCTACCACTCAGAACGATTTTGAGAAGATGTACGCTGAAGCAGACACGTACGAGTATGATGAGACTAGTATTACTACCTTTTACGGGTCAATAAATTATGAGCCCGAAGAAAAAGAGATTACTAAGCTAGGTTTTGACCCTAAACAGACAACCGCCCTAATAACCGCTGTTACTAAAGAGCTTGTAGATAAAGGTTTGGTTAATTCTACTAATAATATCTCGTTTGAAGATAAGATTAGAATTGAAGATAGATTTGGAAATACTTCTGATTACATTATTACTAATAGAGGTAAGAGTGTACAGTTTAGCGATAACTTTGTATTCTCTAAAATTGGAATACAGGAAGAAAGTGATTTCAATGAGTAAACTGACTGGAGATTGGAGTAAAGCGAATTCTATATTCAATAATCTTGGAGACTTTCAAGAAAAAGCGAAAGCTCTATTTAAAGATAAATTCGCGCGAGAGATAGAAGTTAAGCTTAAAGAAGATATTATGAAACAGAATCTAGACTTAGCTCCTTTAACAAAGCCGTATGCTAGTAAGAAACAAGGGAATACGATACTGGTTAATAGCGGGGAGTATGTCGGTAGACTTAAAGTTATAGAGATAAAAGAGAAAGACAATTATTTAGGAATAGTTGTTGGAGCGAGCGGTAAAGATAAGCATAGCTCAGGATTGACTATAGCCGACTTAGCTATGATGATTGAGTACGGTACTAGAAATCAACCCGCAAGACCTCACTTTAGATTTTCGTGGGAGAGAATGCAGTTTGACGCTAAGAACGAAGTTAGAGATATTTACACTAAAGAGTTGAAACGTATTTTAAGCGGACGAGGGTAGGTGTATTTATGTATAAAGATATGTACGAAGTGCCTACGATAAATGACTATAATCTAGCTTTATACAATAAGTTAGTGAATAAGACTAAAACCGTTACTAACGATGACGGGGATTCTTATACAGAAGGTTTTGCTGAGATAAACGAGGAAGATATTTTAGTAACATACAAAAACCCCGAAGCAGAATTTAGAGTTAAACAAGTCCCTGCAATCGTTTTATATAGACACAAGATTATGTATGACCCTAGTAGAGATACTAATGACAGTATGGTGTACGTTAATTCTTGGATTGACGACGAGACTCCTAAAGATGTAGTTAAGAGGGATTATCCTGTCCCGTTTAATATTTTCTACTCAGTTGAATTTTATTTTAAAAGAGAATTTATATCTCCTTTTATTTCGCAGTATATTATGTCAAAATTGCCGAAAAGAGGAGTGCTAAAGATTAACGGTCAGACTTATGGTATAGACTTAGAGGAAGCTCCATCTTTAACTGATTTTGGTTATAAAACTTTTGGTGAAATGGGGACAAAGCGAGAAAGTAATGAGCGATTACTTTACAAGTTAGAAGGAGAATTAGACCTAGAAGGTGACATTTCTCCTAGCAATGTTGTCCTATACCGCCCTGAGTTTAATGTAAATAAGAAGGAGGAATAATGTTATGGTAAAAGTGCTAAATAAGCTTAGACAGCCTTTGGTTATTAATATTGTCGATGGGGAAGATATTCATTTCCTATCGCGCGAAGAAAAAGAACTGACTGAAGAGCAGTTTAACAGTAAGCGAGTACAGAAGTATGTTGACTTAGAAGACTTAATTGTGTTAAGTGTTGATTAAATAAAAGGAGGGATTGAATAGTGGAAACTTTACACCCGGGATTGTATTTTCAAAAGAAAAGAGGAGTACCTCCTATGGAGGGAGCTTCTACTTCAACAGGAGCGTTTGTTGGAGTTGCTGAGAAGGGAATTGTTGGTAAAGCTTATTTGATTACAAGCTTTAATCAATTTGTAAATACGTTTGGAAGTTATATGAATGATAGCTATTTAGCTTATGCTGTACGTCACTTCTTTCAGAATGGCGGGTCTAGATGTTACGTGACTAGAACTTGTCATTATACTGATGGAAGACCTGATGCCGTTAAAGCGACAGGAGAGATTATGGAAGGAGCAACAGAGCCAGCTACCGCCATCACAGTTAATGCTACATCTGAAGGTACTTGGGGTAATGGTATTGAGTTTAATGTTACCCAAGTTAACGATGTAGATAATGACGAGTTTGAAGTAGAGATTACTTTAGACGACGAGATTGAGAGAATTACTGGAGAAGATATTGAAGAGTTAGAAGCTGAGATTAATTCACGTTCTAACTTAGTTAATGTTATCATCGTTTCTAGTGATTTTGACGCTACTGCTACTGTTACATTAGCAGATGGAGAAGACGGTTTAGACCAAATTGGAGCTACAGATTATGTAGGAGATTCTGCTACAGGTAATGGTCTTTATTCTTTCGACGAGTTTAACGTAAATATTGTTGCGGTTCCAGGAATCACAGCGGAACAAACGCAAGTTGGACTCAAAGACTACTGTATGCAGAGAGAAGATTGTTTTGGTATTTTAGCCACACCTAAGAGTACTACTCCACAAGAAGCTGTAACTTATAAGCAAGAGAATAACATTGAGAGCGATTTAACCGCACTTTACTATCCGTGGGTCGAGGTATCAGACCCTATAGGTAGAGGTAAGAATCCTACTAAATGGTTACCGCCTACAGGAGCTATTGCTGGTATCTACGCTAGAACAGACGCTACAAGAGGGGTATTTAAAGCACCTGCTGGTTATGGTACTAATTTAGTCGGGGTATTAGACGTAGAGTACGATGTTTCAGATGGAGAGCAAGATATTCTTAACCCTGCTAGAGTTAACGCTATCCGTTCGTTTGATAATGCGGGTATTGTTGTTTGGGGAGCAAGAACTTTATCTAGCAACCCTGAGTATAAATACGTAAATACTTCAAGAACTGTTCTCTATATCAGAAACTCATTACTTAATAGTATGGGTTGGGCTGTATTTGAGAATAACGACGAAGGTTTATGGGGTAAGATTAGAGCGTCTGCTTCTGACTTTTTAAGAAACCTTTGGAGAGAAGGCGGACTAAAAGGGACGAACGAAGACGAAGCGTTCTTTGTAAAATGTGATGGAGAGCTGAATACAGACGAGGTTATAGACGCTGGTAAACTATACTGTGACATTGGTATATCCGACCAAAAGCCTGCCGAGTTTATTGTCTTCAGACTTTCTCTAATATAATAGGAGGTGTAGATAGCGAATGAAGAAACTTTTAAAGAAATTAGCTTTAGAAGCTAACGCTACACAGTTTGCAGAAGCAGGTCGCAGAGACCCGTATAAGAACTTTAATTATCTAGTTGAGATTACTGGTAATAATACTTTTGCTAAAGCTGGGTTTAGTAGTGTTAGTGGATTGACAATGGGTACTGAAGTTGTTGAGTATAGAGAAGGTGGAGATAACTTTACTCCACGTAAAAGTCCGGGTCAGACTAGTTTTGATGATATTACATTTGAGAGAGGTATGTCAGAAGATGTTGATGCTTGGAATTGGGCTACAAAAGTGTTTAGTGTAAACGAAGATTCCCACAACAACGACCCTAAATTCCGTGCTACAATTCTTATTAAGTTGCGCGACAGAGAGAATAACGTCGTTAAGACTTGGGAAGTACAGAGAGCGTGGATAAGTAATTATGAAACTGGAGAGCTTAACGGTGACGGTAACGACGTTCTCGTCGAAACTATGACTGTTACACACGAAGGGTTCAGATTACTATAAATTAAATAAGTGTAGTCTTAAAAACTGGAGGACAGAGGTTGCAATATACCCCTGTCCTCTTATATAATTAGAGTAGAGGAAAAATAAAAGGAGGAATTATCAATGCAAAACGAAGAATTTATTTTAGGAGATAACGAGTTTAAGCTACCTGTTGGGTATATTGACGAAGAAGGTGTTCTTCACAATACAGTTAAACTGAAGCCTATGACTGGTAGAACTGAAGAAGCTATGGATAAACCAGATGTGAAAAAGAATGGAGCTAAAGTATTTACCGAACTAATTAAAGGTATTATTGTTGAGCTGGGTTCACTTAATTTCGCCGAAAAAGGAGATAAGTTACAGAGGAACATTATCAATGACCTGCCTATAGTAGACAGAGACGCTATTCTACTGTATAACTCTTTTGTGTCTTTTGATTTAGACGAAAAGTCTTTAGAGTTTGAAGCAGATTGTAGTAAATGTGGAGAGAAGAATGACGTACAAGTGGATTTAACCGAGCTTGATATAAACCCTTTAGAAAACCCGAAGCAAAGAGAGTTTTCTTTTGAGTTAATTGATGGATATTATGACAGTAAAGGTAAAGTGCATAAGAAAGTTGTGATTAAGCTTCCTACAGGGAGATTACAAATGAGTACATTCCCTTATTTCCAGCAGAAGAAAGTTGCTGAAGGAATGACAATGTCTATCCTTAATATGTTAGAGAAATTAGGGGAGACTAGTATTACTAGAGACACCGTTATTGACTTGACTACACGTGACAGAAAACTAATTTATAGATATATTCCACAGACACTTAATCTTGGTGTAGATTTTGGGGTTAAATATAACTGCGCTTACTGTGGAGCAGAGAATGAAACTTCAGTACCGTTGGGAAAGTTGCTAGACGGAGGACTACCGACTCTAGAAAAATAATAATGGAAGTTGCGTATATAGCTTACCACTTTCATTGGAGCGAAGACGAAATACTTGATTTGCCCGTGAAGAAGAGAGAAGATTATATGCGCAAGATAGAGTTTATAAATAAAGTACAGAATGGCGAAGATGAACAGAACTTACAGCATCTTTTATAGATAGTTAAGAGAGGGGTGACGTTTTGCTAAATAACTTAGGTTTAGGTTTAGAGCTTACAATGGAAGAGAATATAACCAGTAGCGCTAATGAAGTTACTCAGAGCTTTAATGACGTACAAGATTCTGCACAAGCTATGGTAGATAATGTTAATCAATCTATGCAGACTTTTCAGAATATAGCTGTGGGTGGAATGGCTTTAAGCCAAGCTGGTAATAACGTCCTGCAATTTGGTAATACGATTACAGGGGCTTTTGCTAGTGTAGGTAAACAGACAATGGGGATAACTAGTTTATTTGAAAAACTTAGAATAACTATAGCCACCCTTTTTGAAGGAGAAGCTAACGAAGCTTTAGAGTGGGCTATTGAAATGGGTAAAACTACCCCCTTTAGAACCACTAACTTAGTTAAAGGTATGGTTTCCCTTAAAGGTCTTGGAATTGATGTAAGAGAAGAATTTGAAGGAATAGAGGGTGTTACCCAGAATATGGCTAGCTGGATTGGTGACCTTGCTGGTATCCGTCCCGACTTAGGTTTATCTGGAGCTTTAGGGGCTGCTCAGATGTTTATGATGGGTAGACAGCGTAGGCTACAGATGAGTTATGGTATGAGGACTGACCAAGTACTCGGAGAAGATATGGGAGAAACTCCCGAAGAAAGAGCAGAACAATTTATAGCTATGGTGAGTACAAGAGGGTTTACGGGTTTAATGAGTGACCTAGAAGGCTCTTGGTTACAGTTAATGTCTAACCTTACTGATTACAAGGACGACTTTTTGAGAGGTATTGGTGAAGCAGGTCTTTTTGAAAAAGTTAAAAATACCGTAATTAGATTTATAAGTGCGCTAGAGGGTATAGATTTCGCTAAAACAGGTGAAGCTTTATCTAATGTTTTAGAGACACTATATAAACCTATTGATATGCTCGCTAGAGGTGTAACTAATCTTACCGCTAAATTCTTAAATTTTGCCGAAAGATACCCAGCTATGACTAAACTGTTTGGCGTTATTTTAGGTGGAATTGGTATTACAGCTACATTGACTGGTATTGTTATGAAGTTATCAGGTGGCTTTATGATGGCATTTGCAAGTGTTGGAATGCTTGTTACCCAGATTTCATTATTAAATGTTGCTACTAATGGAGCTACTGCTTCTATTACTGGTATGCTAGGAGGTCTAAAAGCTTTAATTGGTACGCTAGGTACTTTTGCTTTTGGTGCTGGTATTGCTTTTTATGCTTGGCAAAGAAACCTTTATGGTTTTCAGGACGCAGTAAACGGTTTGATAGACGATATAATGAATAATGATGTGTTCGCTAAGATTCAAGCTTTTGGCAAATTGTTATATAACTTATTTGCTGAGGATACTGGTAGTGAAGTATTCTTCTCAGATAGTTTGCGCGCAGAGCTAGAGTCCTTAGACATGTGGGAGTTAGCTGTAAACCTTACAATGCTTAAAGGTAGATTTAACTCTCTATTTGAAGGTATATTTGAAGGTTTTGGTGGTGTAATTGATTTTTCTACTGAATTTGCTAACGTACTTTTAGAGCCTATCCGTTATATTAATGATGAATTTGGTATCTTTGATGGTTTACTTGAGAGCGCGAACGAAAAAGACTTGGGAGTATATCACGATGTTGGTAAAGCTCTTGGTACTATTGGTGGGGTACTATTTGGTCTTAAGTTGTTGAGTGGATTGAAGTTTCTTGGTACAATATTTGGTTTTATTGCTAAGAAAGCTTTATTCGCTACTGGAGCGATTAAGTTACTTCCGTTCATCGGTTTAGCTGTAGTATTAAATGAGTTTGTAGATTTAGGGGATTTAGTTGAGACCTCGTTTAATAAAATGAGTAATGCTTTTGAGAAATTTCAAGATTTCGCTGAACCTGTCTGGAATATATTTAAAGACTTTGGCGACAATGTTGGGGAGCTTGGTTTATCTGAGAGCTTTAATATAGCTATTAATGATTTAGGTTCTTGGTGGGACGAAGAGGGAAAAGGTCAAATTAAGTCTCTCTTTGTGGATATAAGTAATGGAATAAGAGACCTTTATAACGATACTAAAGATTCTATAAGTTTTAAAATTAGAGATTTCTTTAATATAGACGATGATGTGAGCTTATCTGGAGGAGTATTTAGTAGTTTATATACTAGCTTAGTTGATGAAATTGAAAATTTTGAGTTTCCTGACGTATTAGGAACGTTAAATAAGGGAGTAGAATTAGTTTACGATGTTACTGGTATAGACTTTAGTTTAGAGAACATTATTTCTTCTGCTATTGATATTAAAGCTTCTCTTTATAATATGATTGCAGACGCGCTTGGCTGGCTTACAGAAGACGGGAGGACTTATGATACCGCTAGAATAGTAACTAAATTTATTGTTGATGCAGTAGAGTGGGTATCTGACTCTATAAATGATATAACTGGTAACCTACTAAGTACTATATTTGATAGCGATAGCGATGTTGATAGTGCTGGGAGAAACTTATCTATGTCGATTGGTAAATTAACTTTAGAATTAGCCAAGTTTGTGCTCCAGCTCGGTGCTGGAATAGTCGCTGGGATAACTGAAGGGATAACTGAGGAGATAGACTTAAGTTGGAAGAACGTTAAAGAATGGACTCACGAAAATCTAACCTTTAGTGCGTTGTTTGCTGGAATAATGAATAGTATAGAATTTGTTTTCCCGAATACTACTGCGATGATAAACAATATTCTTGATTGGTGGAACGGTATAGATAGCTGGACTACGAGCAATGTGTCCCCTGACGCTTTATTTGAAGATGTATTTAGTGGTTGGTCTGATTGGTTACCTGAAATGCCTGACGTTGTAGGGAAGCTTGGAGAATGGAAAGACAGTCTCTATGATTGGTTTAATAAATTCGAG